AACATTTTACCCAATAATGCAATGTAAGCAAACTGGACTAACGCCTTTTAATTTACTTGATGCGAGTGTGCCCACGGTAGAAGGGGATATTATTATTTTCCCTAGTAACTTAACTCACGGTTACGAGACTAACGGCGAGCACAATCGAATTACTTTAACCTTTAACGTATCACCCTAAAATGAACCCATTCAAAAAAATTGATGATTCAACCTATCAGGATAGCGACGGCACACTATACAAACCTATCCCCCTATATGAAGATTATTATGTTTCGAACCTAGGGAACATATATTCAACTAAGTGGGGTAAATGGAAAAAATTGAAAATTCATCTAAATGAAAATGGTTATCGTCGTGTAACCCTAAGGCAGAATGGTAAGACAGTAGTAAGGCGAGTTGCGAAACTTACCGCACTTGCATTCATCTCGGCACACTCTAGTCAGGTTAACGTATTACACAGGGATGGTAATAAACTGAATGACCACGTTAACAATCTGAAACTAGCAAATCAAGCAATTTCATAAATGTACAAATAAATATGTTTGAGTGTTTTATATCTCTCAGTAATGCACGGATGAATAGCAACCTTAGACCCTAACATATCGACATCACTCTGTCAACCTCTGAGGGGAAATTGTAATATTTCAGAGGGTTGCATTATTCCCCCCTATGGTATAGAATCAATCCGTCGTTATTCAATACTATGGGACGCACTTACAAACGTAATGACACATACAAATCGAATAGAGCGAAATCGTTAAGAGAGAAACGAGACAATCACAAACAGACAGAGTACAAACCACCCTACCACAATCCGAGTAAAAAGTCAAGCAAGAAAAAAGATGAATGAACTGACTAAGGACTGGATCGATCTACTACTTGACGAACCCGACGAGGATATGATACAATTAGACTATGAACAAAACGAACCCGAACCCTATGACGATTTAACAGAAATGACAATCATTTTCAATGACTAGATTTGAGTTTCTAAATGAGTTAGTCGAGTCCAGTAGTTGCCCACCCTCGGAGTTAATCGAGTGGGGTCAGTTCTTGCTAGATACTGAACTACAACCCCACTTCAATAAGCATCAAAAAATATTGATGTATCTCGTCGCTGAGGGGTGTTGCTATTGGGTGCCAACTTAGTCGGGTCGGTGCATATTAAAAAGGGAACCTAGTGATAACCTACAACAGTATAGGGACGAGTATATTATCGAAATCGCATTTCGGGTCCCCCCATATACAAAAAAATTTTCCAAGTAAAAAATGACCAAAAAGATCGATTCGTACCGTGAAGAGTACAAGGAGTGGTTAGGGAGAGAATGGAAAGGACAGAAAGGAGGAGGATGCTTCAAACTCCTCTATGATTATGGTATTGCTACTGGGTATCACACTTGTAAGGAGGATTACTCATTCAATCACCGATCATTCCTCAAGAATATCTGGGAGGACGAAGGATGGACTGCCATCAAGGTTTCCGAGATGGGCGATGAGTTCGGTATCGAGGATTTGGAGAAGTATGACATATTGCTGATGAACTTAGAGAGTAATCGCCTCAATCACGGTGCTTTGTATCTTGGAGAGGGATTCGTATTACACCATAAGGCATTTGACGTATCACGGATAGAAAAAGTAAAACCCTATATAGGGCAGACACTATACGTGATACGAAAGAATGTCTCATAGGTATATACTTCCCATAGAGGAGGATGAAGAAAGTGGAGAACTTCTGCTCAATCTACCAGACGAGTTACTTGACGAAATGGGATGGTACTTTGGTGATGAGTTAGAATATTCCATTGAAGACGATCAACTTACACTTCGAAAGTTCAAAGAACCTTAGTATGAAGAAACCTTTATCATTTGATAAGTTAGGTATTGAACATAAACGTGTCATTTATGCTGCAATACGTTACTATCAAGGTAACGGACTCACATCACAGTCTATTACCGAGTATAATAAATGTGATGAGATCTTAAATTCTATCTCAGACACCTTGAACCGTTATGATCTTGGAACCCATCCCGACTTCGAATGTGACATCTAAAGAGGAGTGGACAATTACAATCTCCAAAGAGGAGAGACAGTTGATTGTAAACTCTGGTGCGTGGGCACTGATGTACAAACCTGAGGTATGTGGTGGTAAAGAACTAGCAAAGGTTCAAGCATTGCATAGGTCTCTGAGAGAGAAGTTAGGAGTTACCGAGGGTTTCGTATGAGTTATTCACACAAGATGCAGCACCAACGTGTTGTAGACAATTTTCTACCAGAGGAGGAGTTCCTTAAGATGAGGGACGAGATCTGTGGTGATCAGTGTTTTCCTTGGTATTTGAATCACGCAAAGGTGATGCACGTAGCAAGGATGATAGACCCAGACTTACAGGCAAAGGAAATATATAACTGGCAGATGGTTCACAAGTTCTATGAAGGAGGAAGACCACAGAGTCCACAGTGGGATCTGATCTTACCTCTTATCAATAGAATCCAACCCAGAGCACTGATACGTGTCAAGGCAAATTTGAATCATCATACTGATGAACTTATCGAATACGATTATCATACTGACTGTGGGGAGTATCATCCTGATGGTGGTGAGAACGTCTTCAAAGGCGCTACAACCGCTGTGTACTATCTAAATGATAACGATGGTTATACATTCTTTAAGGATGGCACTAGAGTGGAATCTAAGGCGAATCGAATAGTCTTCTTTCCTGTTAACATTCCACACGCAGGTACATCAACAACAAACAGCAAATTTAGATTTGTGCTAAACTTAAATTACTTTTAGGTATTAAACTACTGAGACGTTACCCCGCGAGCGTCGTAACTATTCTGAAAACACTATGAAATACGAACTCTATACCTGGCCCTATGAAAAATCGTGGGATCTGGACTGGGAACCTAACTTTATCCAACCTCTGAATACTAAGAACTCTGGGAGTGATGTGCAAGCACCGCGACGGAAGCAATTATTGGAGGAACTAGAAGAAAAGGGAGATGATGAACTAATCCAAGTGTTAGGTCTGAGAGGATGTAAGAGAGGGACCGTAGTCACAACACTGCCGAATGAGATCTGGCGATGTATGAGACATTATGATTCTGGTAAGGAGGTTATCTTACCTTACTACCACGTGAGTAATCTAGGGCGAGTTGTCAGTCACGTGCATCATCCTTCTCATAATAAGAGAACTAAGCAGACTGCAACGTGGTCAAAACAATATAACTGTCTAGCGTTCGGTAAGATGAAGAGTCAGAAAGGTCTGGACGGTAAGTGGAGAGATCGTGTTCACTATAAGATTAAGTATCGTGATGGTGATAAGTGGTATTTCTATCCTATCCTTCTACCTGAGGGAGTGGAGGGTAAGTATGCTCCATTTGTAAGTTGTGCAGCACAGCACGGAACAAAGGATATTGGAGCGCATATGATTATTGCTTCTACCTTTATTGACATATGTGATCATCCTCCTAACTGTAGAGATGAGAACTTCCTAAAGGATATTGGATGGAAGCGTATGTCTAAGAAGGGAAAGCGGAAGATGTCTGCTCTCTTCGAGATTGATCATTGTAACCAAAAGTGTTATGATAACAGATGGACAAACCTCGAACGTAAGAGAGGTGTTGACAATAACTTCGAATCACTGATTGCTCGTGGTGGAAACCATAGTAATAGTCACGATGATGTCTTTGTCAGTAAGCAAGTTCCTGTACTAGATGAGTTTTTTGTATGAGCATTGAATTCCCAAAAGATGAACAACCTATCCCAGGTGTACCAAAGTTCGAGACCTATCAGGAAGAACTAGAGTGGCGCTTTGAGAAGATCTCAGAGTCAATCAAGAATCTGGCAGAAAGGTCAATGCAACACGAGACATTCCTGATGAGGGGTGCTGATATGATTCAGTACAAACCCCCAGGTGCGGATAAGCATCTAAACCTGACGCAGTTATTTGACGATCTGTATGGCAGACTAAATACCTTGGAGGAAAAACTATCTCAACGTGAGCATATATCTGATTGAGACGGGTCGTAGTTACGAGAATCCGATTGATTCTTTTGACTATCAACGTCTTTACACTACTGATGATCACCCGTCCTTTTCAGGTACTGATGAGGATGGTTCTCCCTATGGACGTATTGAGATAGAAGGTGCAGGACCAGGGTCATATGCTTTCGGACGAGACGAGGTATATTACATTGGTATTCAGAATGAGACTTGTATAGCACACTGTGATGCAGAGAGACGAGAAGTCTATCGTTTCTACAGTGGTAGAAGAGAGGATCATACTTATTGGTATGAGACTGCTATGCCTGACAAAGCACCTCAAAACCCACAACGATATAATAGAGAACCCCGAAACGGAATCTGGGCGTTCTATTTGATGAAAAATTCCCAGACGGGATCGCAACCAGTATATCTGCACTATGATTCTTCAAACTTTAATTCTTATTTCTCTAGTTCTTCTAGTGGTTCTATAGAACTATTGGGATATATCTTTACATCTTCTAGTGCTCCTAGTGATGTATTGAATCCTAATGAACAAACAATACCTTTATATCACTATAGAAAGAATATAAACGGTCACTATGATGATTTCTATACTGTAGATCCTGCCAATGAGGTCAATCTACAGACTGGTGTCCCAGGAGTTCCTGACCCTGCTAAACCATTCCAACAAGAATACCAGTATGTTGGCATCTATGGGTATGTGCTTAGTGCATTTGCTCCTAGAAAGAAGAAAACTGTTATTGATACTGGTGGTCCACAGAACACTGGAGAGGTTGACCGCTCTAGTTGGTACAGTTACGGAAGTGGATATGATGAAGATGACTATAGAGATCAAACACTAACACCTGCACAACAAGGATGGGGTGATCCTAACAACGCAGACATCATCTCAGGTGATGCAAACTTCGAATGGTACTTTGGTAAGAATGGTGCTGTCAAGTGTGCACTGCCTAGGTTCTTAGGATTCCACGATGCCTTTGAAGGGCAGTTTGTGTACTACTTGTATGACACAGAGAAACCTTTTAATGGTCCTGTGTTTGGTATCAACTTCACTACTACTGATGCACCTTGTTTTGATGGTGATGATTATGGTGGTGTACAGACTCCTAACGTACAATACTACTCTGTTTACTATAAAATACGTGATGATGCGTGGCAAACACAGAAAACACGCTTAACTGTCTCTGCTCCTAACGCAGATAACATCGCTGACTCGTTCTGGGCAGTAGGAACGGACGATCAGATGGTGTTTTTCCGTTATACATCATCAACTGGTGCGTTTTTAGTCGGAGAAACACTCAAAGGATGGTTAATTACCCAAGTTAGGTACTTTGGAGACGAACTTAGGTGCGGTTACATACGTTTGCAGCACAAAAAAGCAAGAAATGGACAGGAATTTAGTTACAATGAGGTAATTACGGCACAGGACGGTGCAACTGGACTCGTTTTGGCGGGTTATGGCATAAAAGACAAGGCAGCGTTCTTCGGAGTGTACGAATTTCCGAAAAGAATCTCATATTTTAAGATAAAAGTCGATAATAGAGCGTTAATACCAAAAAGAACGCTTGATGAAGCGATTATTGAGGCAACTATTGACGAACAGGGGCGTGTTGCGTCGGCAGAGATCATAAATGCAGGTCTAGGTTACATAGATCCCGATGTTATCGTGTCAGTTCCCGATGAATTCAAGGAAGAGGGGTTTGCAGACACCGCAGACAACGTTGTGGAGTCATTTGAGGACGGAAGGTTTGCAAAATACAATATTAACGTCGAAACTTCGGATGAATTCAAAACTGCAGACAAGGCACCGCGTGCTTTGGGACGAAAACTGAGAGATGAGAAGTTTTTGACTGATGCAGGATTCGCAAGAGAGATCAGACAGGCAAAAGCACGTATTACACTGAATGAGCAAGGTGCTGTTAAGACTGTAACCATTACTGAGAAGGGAAAGGGTTACACACCTGGAGATAAGGTTGCAATTTACGTTGTGGAGCGAGAAATCGAGGTTAGAGCGGATGAATTCATTGGTGATCCTATGAAAGGGGTAACTGAGAAGATGAATAACACATTTTCCGACCCAGATATGCCTATGGCGGATACTCCTGCATATATTCTCAATGAAAACGGTGATAAAGTCGAAGTTTCGACTAATACACTGTTTGATGAGGGTCTAGGAACGTATAATAGCGTAGTTGGTGAGTTTGATCACACTGTTGAGACAAATATAGTCACTTCTTACATCGAAGCACACGATAAGAGCGATACTGAGAAGATGAAGTTCTGTAAAGATGTGCTTCCTGTCAAGTGTTTAGATCTAGGAATCGGTGGTGAGTGGCATAATTTAAGAAATTACATCAATCCATCAGAAATTTTCTCTTCTGCAAAGCAGTATAATCCTAACTTGGAGAAGGAAGAGGAGGAACTTGCACGTATTGTTGCAGAAGGAGAGGAAACATCACAGATAATCAACAACAGAATGAACAATGGGATGGTTGGATTCCTCGGTGGAGACTGTCTTGAGGTATCTCAGTCAACACTTTACGGTGTTAGACGCTTCTTTGACATACCTTGTCCCTATACTGAGTTGGGTAAAGACGGTGTTTCACGAACTTTTGGTTATTTGCCGTACAAATATTGCGGATCTGACAGAGAAAGTGCACAAATTAGGGTAACAATGGAGGTAGAAGGTAATGTAATTAAGAAAGGAGAGGCAATAAACACTGATTTTATTGATTTTCTGAAGACATTACCCAAACCAACCCTTACTAGACCGCGCCCAACCACAAATACCAGTGGAAAATCGCACGCTTGTAAGCGAGGAAGCAATGTAGAGGGTAAATGTTACTCAACTGGCAAAGGTCAATACACATTTGTGCCTGATTCTGGGGATGAAAACACATTTGACTTCTACGGTACTGAGTTAGAGCAGTTAGAAACGTGGTTAGGTGCAGGTAATTTCACTGGATACGGTGCAGGAACTGCAACATACACTGTGACAGACCCTAATACTGGTACATCTGTTCCTTATACTGAGAATTACAACACGATTCAGATCGTAGCGTGCAGTGGAGGTAAGTTCCCTAACCCGTGTTGGCACAATTTTGTCACAGATGGTGTACTTGATGTGTACAATGCATACGATAGTTCGGGAAATGCTTCCGTAACTTGGGGTGCAAATATGTGTACGTCACCTCCATTCAATAATTACCTCTTGAGTTGTGAAGCATTGAGGAGTGTTATCTTCTCAACCATCGCATTTGACCCAGGTGCGATCTCAGATGTTGACAATAACATTGAACTTGCTCCTATTGGGGGAAGATTGAACTATACAAACTACTTGACTGGCGCAACTATCCTCCTTGATAGATCGCTAGATAGATTTGGGAACCCATATTTCGAAGAATGTGACTTGGAGACCTACTAATGGCACTAGGATTAGCAAAACCAGTAGCAAATCATAACGGTTTGCCCTGTACAGGACACGGAATACCCATTCCGTCAACAATACACTCAACACAATCGTGTGGAACACCACCGATTAGGTTAGGAATTGTGATGAAAAACAAAACTTGTCTGTGGCCACCCACGCCTTTAGTCTCTTTGACTGGTCTAAATCCCTTCAGAGCGATGGTTGTGGTCAATAAAATACCTATAATGATCAAAGGTGATGTGTTCACTCCTCATTCGTCACCAACAACTAACATTATTAACTATTTGTGTCCTTGTGGTAAGGCAACCTGTATCATTCCTACTCCAACAATTTGCTCCCTACTGACTGCTGAAGATATTACAGGTGGTCATCCTAGGGTTCTTGATACTGGGTTCTACCAGTCTGTGAGAGCGTTTAAGATACCTATAGGTAGATTGGGTGATAACTTAGGTAAAGGCAGTCTACCGCCCGTCAGCATAGGGTATCCGTGTATGTCTAAGATTGCATACGGATCACCTAATGTCCTTGCGGGATAAGTATGCTATAATTTTCGAGTAGTTTGATTACTCTCTAATGGCAAAGGCAAAAGTCGGTCTCGGTGGAGGCGTCTTTATCCAAGCAATTCCAAAGAGCACCCGTCAAGGAAACGGGAAAAACACAAAATACTCGGCAACATCTAGGAATGGTGCTAAGAAAAAATATCGAGGACAAGGTAAATGAGACCAGAGACCAGACACGCAATGGAGATGCTATGGGGGGCAAAATGGAACTTGCCAACTGCAGCACTCCACTGTGGTCTAACAAACAAAGAAATGAAAATCACTTTCAATGAATATTGTGCCCTTCACCCCCCAACGGAGGAATATGAGTTCGAAAGGTCTAAATAATAACAGCAGCGATAGGAACCGCTCTAAAAGTTCTTCTTTACAAACGGAGGAACGACCAATGGTACAAGTTGACAGAGCACAGTGGTTCATCGATTCTGGTATGGTTTTAGTGACTGATCCTGTTGCTGATAAATACCTAAAACAAGTCCCAAAATCGAAGGATGGCGTACAGGTTCAAAGCAGACAAGAATCTAAGCAGACAGTTTAGAGATTTTGGTATTGGGATGAAAGCAAATCCCAATACTGAAGACTTTTCTGTTGTGAAGAATGAAAACGCAATCAAACAAGCAATGAAAAACCTGCTGCTGACGCAGTTTGGTGAAAGACCTTTTCAACCCAATACAGGATCACGTGTAAGGGGAATGCTGTTTGAGAATTTCGATGTCTTTATGATTGAGGGTCTAACTGACGAGATTAAGAACACTCTTCGTCGGTTAGAACCTCGTATTATTGTTAATGACGTTCGAACTGTAATAGAAGACAGAAACGAACTAGCAGTGGAAATTGATTACACTATTGTCGGTCAGACACTTGTTCAAACTGTTG